GGGGCGGTTTTCTGCTATAATAGTCCTATACGCGATGAGACCTGTGATTCAACTCCGACCTCACCAGCAACGTGCTCTGGATGCCCTGCTGCAGTATCGCAAGGGTCAACTGATCATCCCCACTGGCGGCGGTAAGACCAACGTTGCTATCTTTGATGCTCTGCGTGAGTTTCAGTCTGATGCTCCTAAAACCATCGTAGTGGTGGCACCCCGCATCCTCCTGGCAGAGCAGTTGTCTGCCGAGTACCTTGAGTTTATCACCAACGTTGCTGTTCTGCACGTTCACAGCGGTGAGACTCACCACCAGAGCACCACCAAACCCAGTGAGATTCACAACTGGTCCCGCCGTGCTTACAAGCATCAACTGATCTTCACGACCTACAACTCCCTGCAGCGTCTGCAGCAGGCAGATATTCACGTTGATGCCATTTACTTTGATGAAGCACATAATTCAGTTCAGCGTAACTTTTTTCCAGCAACCGAGCACTTTGCTGCTGCTGCTGACCGCTGCTACTTCTTCACTGCTACTCCTAAGCATTCTGCTACGATTTCCAAACCTGGCATGAATGATGCTGCCGTTTATGGCAACCTTATTTGCAATGTTCCCGCTCCTGAACTTGTGGAAGGTGGTTTCATCGTTCCTCCTAAGGTTGTGGTGCAGCAGTTTGAGATGCTCAGCAAGGGTCAGATCGTTGCTGATGTTGATTGTGAGAATCTGATTCAGACCATCGATGCTCAGGAAGTGGGCAAGGTTCTGATCTGCTCTAAGGCAACCAAACAGATCACTTCTCTGGTTTCTCAGACCGATTTCTGTAAGCAACTGGAAGATCGTGGTTTCTCTTGGATGTATATCACTTCCAAGACGGGTGCTGTGATTGATGGGCGCAAGGTCAACCGTGAGGTGTTCTTCGACACTCTCAGTGCTTGGGGTAAGGACAACGACAAGAAGTTTGTTGTGCTGCATCACAGCATCCTTTCTGAGGGTATCAACGTTTCTGGTCTGGAGGCAGTGCTGTTCATGCGTTCGATGGATTACATCGGAATCTCTCAGACCATCGGGCGGGTGATCCGCCTGCACAAGGATGATGCAGAGGCGCTCAGGGGCGGCAGGATCGCTCCTGGTGCCCTTCAGAACTACACCAAGTCCTTTGGGTTGGTGTGCATCCCCGTGTACTCTGCTGTGGGCATCAGCACCGCTAAGAAGGTGCAGGCGGTGGTGGATACCGTGTTCCAGCAGGGTCTGCCTGCCATCAGCGTTGTCAAACGCTGATTTTTCTGCTAAACTACTTACACACAAGGAGGAATCCCCCAATGCGCTGCAAAGTCCAACTCTACGTTGCTGGTAAAGTCTTCGATGAGATTGTTGAGGCACGTGATTATGAGGATGCTCGTCGTACTGCTCTGGCACGTAATCCGAGTGCAAAAGTGATTGGTGTGACTGCGGTGTTCGGATGAGTGAAGCATTTCAGAAACCATTTATCTCTCGTCCTGGTGTTCTAAATCCAGCACCAAGAGAACCTGAGGGTTATGTCACTAAAGATGGGGTTTGGGCTGCTGTTCCATTTGGGAAAAAATTTATGATTATACATAATGGACAGCAGGGGGATGTCTTCAAGACACTAGACGCTGCTAAAAAGTATATCAGTAAGCAAAATAGGGTACAAAAACCTAAAAAAGCATCGTCCAGTTTAGAGGAATTTCTATGACAGAAAAAAATTACACCCTTAATGATGGAGAATCCAAACAAGATAAATGGAATCGTGGACTAGATCTGTTTATCGAAAGCGTTCATAAACCAGATCATGAATTGCGTCAGTGTGCTCATAATCAAAAGTGTTTCCATGAGTTAATGGATGTAAGAGATACTGTGTTAGAATATCTCAAAACGCTGCGTTGGGACTAAATGGAATATTATTACCTTTGGTTTTTAGTATTTGCTTTCTTAGCGTATTTTATTGTAACTGATGAAAGTGTAGCGAAGGGATTTTATCTTATCACTCAAATCCTAAGAAACAAATATGAAGTAACCAAATGGTGGTTAATGAACAATCCATCAAATCCTGTGGTAAAATATATGATATGGCGCCGTTCCATGAAAATTGCAAGAGAACTTGAGAGAGAAATAAATGATAAACGTAAATAATGATTACTACATTGATATGTTTAAGATTCCTCTTATTCATATCTCCGCTAGTAACTGGGTTGAGAAAAAACAATTTCTCAGCACAATGATGAAAGCTCAGGAGTTAAAAGAAACTGAATATATTAAAACCAGTTATTATGAACAAGTACCAGAATCTGCTCAATATTTGAGTAAAAGAATCTCAACTCTTTTTAAAGATGAGATTGGTAGATATAAAGAAATTACTGGATTAAGTGACTGCCAGGTTGATCTTGCTTGGTTTCAGCAGCAAAATCAACATATGTTTCACGAAATCCATAATCATGGTAGTGGAATCAGTGTAGTTTGCTATCTTGATTATGATCCTGAAATTCATACTCCTACGCATTTTATTTCACCATATAATAATCTATTGAAAGGTGGAACAGAATACTTTACTCCACCAGATATTGTAGAGGGATCTATTATCTTTTTCCCAGCAATGTTAAACCATTATACACTTCCAAATAAAAGTGAAACTCCGAGAAAAATTGTTTCTTGGAATATGACCGTTCAATAAAATAATGGAAATTCCTAAACTCTTAAAGGAAAAGTGGAATGTTAAACAACTTGATACAACAACAGTAGCAAGACTTATAAGTGAATTGGAGGGAGCATGTTATTTGTTAGATTGTGTGAGTGAGGAAGACTATCAAATTGTGAGCGAATTAAGAAAAAAGTATTACAAAATGTATTTTTCTGTGTTAAAATCAAATGCTAAATAACCCAATATGGAGACTACATATGCTCTCTACCCAATATCGACTTCGATTGGAAGCAATTTGTGCAAAAATTGCACAACATGAAGAAGTAAGTTTGGAAGATATGATTTGGGCAGAAAAACTTGCCAAAGCAAATAGAACGGCAGCAACTATTCTACGTCAAGCAAGAAGAACTGCAGAAAATCCCAACATGAAGGAGGGAGATATGGATGATTTTTTAAATCAACTTGATATTGGTGGGTTGGGTCACGAACGTTTTGGTCTTCGTAGATTTGAGAGCGTTGATGATATTGTAGATTTCTTTTCGGACGACAGAGATAAACCTGATGATTGGAGACAGCGGGACTGATCAATTAAGATATAAATTTGAAAGATTTTAGGAGATTGAAGAATGAAAGAAACTGAAAGTTATGAACAATTGATTGATAGATTTCTAAAAAGAACTATTCAATTAAAATCTAGAAAAGAAGAATTGCAAGAAGCATATGATGAATATGTAAAAATTGAGAGAGATTTGGACCGATTGCAGGGATCTCTTCAGGCAGTTGAGTATCTTGCTTTTGGTGTTTTGCCTGGCGATGGGAATCATAATGGAATGAAAAACCATCAACCAAAAGATTGACAAATTAAAGTAATTATCTTATAATATCCAACATATAACTCTTTTATCATGGACTATAAACCCTACAGCATAGAGTGGACTCGGCGGAGATACCTTGCCGAAGCAATTCAACAATACTTTGATGCTGATGTTTCAGTGGATGTAATCCTGGATGATATTGTTGATGTACTTGGGAAGAATGCTGCTGAACATAAGACTCGTGCTGAGAAGTTCCAAGAAGTTCTTGATGGATTAAAGTCACTTTCATACTGATAATGAGTGCATTTATAGATTACAGAACAGTATATCCACGATTAGAGATGTTATCTTCTAGGTTTATGAAGATACGAGAAGAATATCTGAGTGTTAAAAACAAATTAGAGTTTAAAGATTTTACTCAGCAACAAAATCAGTTTATCGAAGAACATCAAAAAGGATATCCTATTACAGGTTTAAATTACGTTAGAGCAAAAGATAGAAATGTAGAAACTCCTGGTTGGCACATGGCGGGAGTCACTGGGGAGGGAATCGTTCATCCAATTAATGGATATTATCTACCAACCCTAGTCAAAACTTTATTGCAAATTGACAATATAAGTGTTTGTGGAATTAATATTTTGGATCCAGGAATTTCTTTGGATTGGCATAATGATGATGATTATTCTACTGGTCATCCAACACTAAGAACTTTATGGGGATTGGATGTTCCACAAGAGGATGGTAAATCTTCTATTTTCCAAATGAAAAATAGTAAAACTGGTGAAGTAGAAACTAGAGAGTTTCAGAACAATAAAATATATGCCTTTTGGCCAAAAACCGTACATAGAGTTGAGAACAATATGACACAACCACGTACAGTTCTTGCTGTTGATGTTTATGTAGATCCAAAGGTAGTTCCAGTATGAGAGAAATAGTTTTTGATCCTAGAGAAAAGGACATCAATCGATTTTATACCCTTGAGGAAATTAATCCAAAATTAAAACTGATTGATGAGAGATTTGATGAGATTAGACAAGAATTCTTGGAAAATCAAGATAGATTAGTTTGGACAAATTGGCACGGTAGTACAGGTTATCTTGGGGATCGTGTTGCTGCATATGCTGGATGGCAAGTTGCTGCTATTTTTGCAGATGTTAGTGATAATGCTGATCTTACAATGAAAAATTATATCGACAATATTGACATATTGGAATCTAATTTTGGAATGAAACTATATGTTGATGAAGAGAGGGAACTTGGATTTTCTCAAAATAGGGATGTTCTTCCTATCTTGTCTGAAACTCTTCTAGAGGCTGGTGTGAAAAAACGAGGTGCAATTGGAGTTGTTGCACCTGGAAAAGAAATTAAGTGGCACATTGATCCTGATCCAGAAGTCGGAAACAACGCTATAATTAGAGGATTATGGGGATTGGATGTGGTCCCTGAAGAGGGAAAATCATCTTACTTATGTTTTGGTCAACCAGAATACCACATTCGCAAAACTTTTAAGAACAATGAACCAATGTTCTTTTATGGTCGAATTCCACACTGTGTTGTAAACGAATTATCTACACCACGTTATGTGATTGTTCTTGATCATGACATTGATAAAGATTATCTTGTAGATATTTCAGAACAATGAAGCAATTTCCTGATAAATTACAACTTGATATTATGTGGACGGTTGCCACTTCGACCAGTATCGAAACTGGCACAAGACCCCAGTATGGGTTCGCCCAGATGCTGTATGATTACATCACAGACAAAAAACCTCTTGTTGAACTTGGACCTTATGAACCTCAAACAGAAGAAAGCACTCATCAAGACACTTGAGAATGCTTACAACACTTGCTTTGACTGTGGGAAAACATACGGTGTTTATTCCGTAGGTTGTTCCTCTGTCTATGAGAGCAAGTGTGATGTGTGTGGTGAGACCAAACCTATTACTGAAACCCGTGACTTCGCTTACTTCATTACTGGTATCCGCAAACTGAAACTGGAGATTGAAAATGAAAAGAGTAACAGTCAGACCCAAAAGCAGCAAGGCGAAGAACCGTCTTGCTAATATGATGGGTAACAATCCTATCTGTATTGTGGAACAGGATAAAGGAGATGGTATGCTGTTTCTCGCTTCTGAGAATCAGAAATACTTCTTTTGGGTCAATGTAAGTAACGATTGTCACTGGGAATGTGATTGGGAGGTATTATGAACTACTTGTGCTTGGTTGATGGTGTGGTAGAATATGGGAGCACAAGTCTCTCTGACTTCGCACACTATCAGTTAATGTATGCCGAAGACCATCGTGATGCTGATGTTCAGTATCTTACTCTGACTGATGAAGAGTATGATGCTATGTTCCCTTGTGAGGAGGAAGAATGAAACCTAAATTTTATGTTATTTTAGAACAGGCAATCGAAGAGGGTGTACGCTCTGGGTGGCACCGTGCTCATAAACACGTGGAAAACCCACAAGAAGCAAACATCAAAGAAGCAATCGAAGATGCAGTGATGTCTGCAATTCATGAATACTTTACATTTGATGAGTCGGAGTATTATTCATGAGATTTCGTAACATTGAATTTCGTTTCAGTAAATACAACAACAAGTATGAACTCGTTAGGTGGTATGAAGACATTCCAGGAAAAGAAATTTGTTATGTGATTGCTTTCTTTGATAAAGGCAAAGAGTGTTATGATATGAGAACCATTGGTGATAGGTTCTTTGAGGATAAAGATGCTTGGGTTGTAGGTAAGTATGGTTTGGAGTTTCTAAATGCTATCTTTCAGATTGAGCAAGATGAAGAGGAACTGAAATAGGACACTTGAGAAACTGGCACAAGACCTCATCACAGACCCTGTGAATGCCTTATAATACTCTCATACACACAGACACCTTATGACTAAACAAGAAATCGGTGAAACAATTGGATTTTATATTATTGTAGGAGTATTGGGTTGGGCACTTGTGTCTTTCTTTCCTCTTACTTGGGCACAAGCACTCATAATCTCTTGGATGTATAGCAAACTTATTGATGTTCTACAATGACTAAAGACCAAATCCTTGAACTTGCTAAAACCTGTGGATTTGATAGTTTCACAGGAGAAAAAGATGATGGGACACAAACTGATTACTGGGAGTGTTGGGAAGAACAACTCTTGAAGTTTGCCGAAGCAATTTATCAAGAAGGTGTGAATTATGGATATGATAAAGTATTGGGTGCTGACTTATGACTAAACATTATCTTTTGATTGCTGGAGACCAATATTATCCTTCCTCTGGAACTGGTGATTGGATTGCTTTCTTTGATACTTATGAAGAAGCAAAAGAGGAAGTGATTGCTGTTATAGTTCCAAAGTATCACAACAAAAAGTATGGCGATGAGATGGTTGATAAGTATAGTGTAAGAGGTACAAATTATGATTGGTATGAAATTGTGGATTTACAAGAGTGGATGCACCGATGACTAAACAAGAACTAAAAGAACTTCTCACACCAGAGTTTCTATCAACTCTTCATACTGCTGTGGAGTGTTGTAATTGGGATGTGGATATGATTGAAACTATGGAGTTTTGTAATTGGTGCTATAGTATGGGAGGACAACCAGGACCTTATTATGATATGAGTTTTGAGATGGAGGATGAGGAATGACTAACGAAGAAAAACTCACACT